AGCGAATTTGTCATCCTCAGAGCGCTTGAACTTACGGGAGACTATGAGGGAATCGGAAGCAAAGGAATGGATCAGGCGCTTCAAAAAGAAAGCGCTAGAGGAAGGCAGGGGGGAAGCCCAATACTGGTGGCAACAGACCCTGCTGGACATTGCCAAGAAACGTGGGCAACCAGCCGCTGATGACTTACGCAAGCGCATGAACGAACAAAAGGATAAGAAATGATTTCAATCATGTTTACGGTCTATGGCCATCCCGTCCCAAAGGGCAGACCGCGGTTTTCCACAAGGGGAAAGTTTCCCGTTGCCTACACCCCTGAAAAAACAAAAACCTATGAATCTGAAGTTGGAATGATGGCAAAGGTTGCAATGGGTGCTTCACAAGCCCTAGAAGGGGCATTAGAGGCGTTTATTTACGTTACCTTTCCCGTTCCCCCCTCATACTCCAAAAAACGCACAGAAGCCTGTTTAAACGATACCGAGAAACACACAAAACGCCCAGATTTGGATAACGTAATCAAGTCGGTCATTGATGGCATGGACAAAATCGTGTTTGACAACGATTCGCAGATCACATCAATTCACGCCACAAAGGTTTACGGTGAGGTGGCAAAGGTTGAAGTTATGGTGAGGCAAGCATGAGAGCAATATGGGCATTGATCTTTTTTTCATTGGTAGCGTTTTGGTCGGTATTTGCTTATTTTGTGAGGCAATTTTTATGATTGTTACCCTGCACAACAGCCAGCAAGCCCAGACAGTTTTGAAAGACTTGTGGCCAAAAATCAAAGAAACCCTGCAAGCTGGCAAGCAATTACGCCTAGAAGTCAAAAAGGCAACCAGAAGCACAGACCAAAATGATATGTTTCACGCCCTGATTGACAAGGTTTATAAAGCCATGAAGGTGGTTGGCTCAACTTGGACAGCAGACGATTGGAAGCGCCTTTTAATTGACCAATGGGCGCATGAAACAGGGCGCAAGATTGGCAAGGTTGCCCCAAGCCTAGACGGGGAAAGGGTTGTTCAGCTAGGACTACAAAGCCACAAATTCACCAAAGAGGAAGGCTCAGAGTTTATTGAATGGCTTTTGTGCTGGATGGCAGAAAAAGGAATAGAAGCATGATGTGTCCAGTTTGCGGGATACGCAATGCCAAAGTCTTAGACACAAGAGCAAACCCCGAATTTATCCTGAGAAGGCGGGAATGCAAAAACGGCCATAAATACCAAACCAAAGAATATGCAATATCTGAAACACCAGTATGTGAGAAGCCAGAAACTGTTAAAGCTAGTAGCGGGTTTAGCCTGTCAAAACTGTGGCATAGATAACGGGGTTCAAGCGGCTCACAGCAATTGGGGTGGCGGCAAAGGTAAGGGCATCAAGGCTGATGACAACCTAGTGGCCGCTTTGTGCCTTAAATGCCATTACGAAATAGACCAAGGGGCGCATCTATCAAAAGATGAACGCAAAGAAATGTGGCAAAAAGCCCACATTGCTACGGTTGAGGCACTTGGGGACAGATGGCCGCCAGAAGTGCCAATTCCTCACTTACCCTTGTGAGCCTTGTCCAAGCCTTGAGCCTCATGGCGCTTTAGTTCTTGTTCCACAGCTTTGATGCGGGACATTTCAGCGCGATGCTCAGAAACCTTTTCGTAGTGCATAGGCTGTTTAGGAGTGCTAGATTTAGCAGAAGTGATTTTAAAATTTGTGGCCATGACAAATCCTGTTAAAATGGTGGTTGACATTGTGCCATATTGGACATAAAGTCAAAACCATAAATTCTTTGCAAGGAAAAATCATGGGAAAAGCTGATACAACAATGGCTAAAAGCACAACTGGCGCAACACCCCCTAAAGGTGCTGAATCGTCTGACCGTACAGGCGAACGCATGGAAAAAATGCGCGGTGGCGTTGCTATGGGTAAAGAGGACAAGATGGGTGCTGATCACCAGTTCAATACTGGCCGCACCAATGGCATTTGCTACACAAAAACTAAATCAGAGTACCGTTAAAAAGCGAAACCCAGACAGTCATGCACGACTGAATGGGCTTCTAAACATCACAAATGATAAGGATTTGAAATGTCTGGTTTGAATTGTAAGGCTTGTGTTTACTTTAATGACATAGGTCAGATGGGGCAATGCAGACGCTACCCCACTTACCAAAACCGTCACTACACAGAGTGGTGCGGTGAATTTGAGTTAGTTGCCATCGTCCCAACGGAGGATGTTTTACCCGTCCCAGAGGCGGGTGCTTTTTTGCCAAAGAAACGTGGCAGACCAGCAAAGGGTGCAAAATGAATTTGCAACCACTCAAAGATAAAATTCTGGTGCGTCCTGAACAACGCATTCAAAGCACAATCTATTTCCAATCAGCAGAAGCTGAAAGCCGCGGGACGGTTATAGCGGTAGGCCCAGAAGCCCATGCCGAGGGTCTAAACATTGGTGACAAGATTGCGTTTGGCACATTCCACAAAGACTATAAAGACGAATACCTAAAGTTTGAGGAAATCAAGCACAATGATGAGCGCTTACTCAAAATGAGTTGGCAAGATGTTTGTTTTGTAATTGAGGAGTAAACATGGCGACTAAACCCGGCTTGTATGCCAACATCCACAAAAAGCAAGAGCGTATCGAGCGCCAAAAGGCAGAGGGCAAACCCGTAGAGCGTATGAGAACGCCCGGCTCAAAGGGCGCACCTACGGCTGAAGCATTTAAACAATCAGCCAAAACCGCAAAGAAATAATCATGGCCAAGCACGATAAGCCCATCCCGCACAAGACTACGGGTAAGGATAAAACCTATAACCCGACAGAAAAGGGTGCGGGAATGACCGCCAAGGGTCGCGCTGAGTACAACGCCAAGAACAATTCAAATTTAAAGCCGCCAGCGCCAAATCCTAAAACAAAGAAGGATGAAGGTCGTAAAGCAAGTTTTTGCGCCCGAATGGAAGGTGTGGTTAAGAACGCCAAAGGGCCAGCAGAACGTGCCAAGGCATCACTCAAGAACTGGAACTGCTAATGCCATTGATTAAATCTAAATCCCCCGAAGCGTTTAAAAAGAACATTAAAGCGGAAGTAAAGGCTGGCAAACCAATTAAACAAGCCATTGCGATTGCTTACTCAGAAAAGCGTGAAGCCGCTAAAAAGGATAAAAAGAAATGATCGAGCAAGTAAAAGCCCGAATTGCTGACCTTGAGAAGCAAAAAGAACAAATGCTGGCCAACTTTCACGCTATTTCAGGCGCTATTGCCGAGAATGAAGCATGGCTAAGACAACTTTTGGTTGAAAAGCCAGCCGAAACCGAGTAAATTAGTGGCACTATGCCAACACTAGCCGACATATACAGCGCCATTGACTCTGCTAAACGCAAAGGGTCTGACTTTATACGCAACCCCGGTGCAAGCCTACAGCAAATTGCTGGTTACGGCATGGACAGGGCAAATGCCGCGAGGGATCAGTTATACGATGCCACAGCGTCAGAGGGCATGAATTACGGGCCAAAGACTCAAGCATTAGCCAAACAAATGGCTAGTTCTTACAACCCGCTTGGAATGACTGTTTATCACGGTAGCAGACACCCATTCACTAAGTTTGATAATTCCAAAATTGGTACAGGCGAAGGCAACCAAAGCTATGGTTATGGAATGTATGTGGCCGAAAATCCACAAGTGGCAAGAGAATATTCAACCGCTGGAATGACGCTTGACCCTGCTAAAACCAAATACAAAGGCAGAAACATTGAAACTTGGTATGACGAAGCCCAACGCAAGCAAGACATGGCTTATCGTCAGAAAGCGCCAAAAGAAAAAATCAATGAAATAAATGCTGAGTTAGGGTTTTGGGAACAATTGATGACCAGAAGGCATCCACAGGCTTTGCTGGATGAATACAAAACGCCAGAATACGGTGGCCCTGAGTTTGCTAAGTTTGCAAATAACATAGACATGAGCAAATTTAAGGGGATCATTGAGCAACCTAATTTTTATAAGGTGGATTTGCCAGATCAACACATTACCAAGATGCTAGATTTTGATGCGCCACTAAAACAGCAAATTCCTGAAGTTCAGGCATTGGCAAAAAAATATGGCGTTTCATTAGATGATTTGGGTGGTGATCTATTGATCAAGGTGGGCAAAGGTTCTGCTGGCTCAAAGATCATGCAACAACAAGGTCTGACAGGCATTAAGTATTTTGACCAAATGAGTAGGGAAGCCAACAAAGGGACTAGAAACTTTGTCGTTTTTGACCCTGATCAGTTATCTATCCTAGAACGCAACAACCAAGCCATTAAATGACTGAAACAACCGAAAAACGCCCTGTTGGTCGCCCATCCCTCTACGATCCCAAATATTGTGAGGAAGTAGTTGCATTGGGCAAGATCGGTAAGAGCGTTGAGGCAATTGGTGCTATTTTGGGTGTAGGAACTAAAACTTTATACAACTGGCGTGATCAGCACGAAGAATTTTTACACGCCTTGGATATGGCAAAAGAGTTTGAACTGCAATGGTGGGAAGATATAGCCCAAACCCACATGATTGAGAACAAAGAGAGTGACAAGATAAACGCTTCTATTTGGTCACGGTCTATGGCGGCAAGATTCCCTAAAAAGTATCGTGAGCAAGTCAAACAAGAAATTACAGGCGCTGATGGCGCACCATTGTTGGCTGGCATTCAAGTTTCATTTGTGAAGCCAAGTGAGTGAAGTTAATCAGGCTATTGCAAAGGCTGAGTTTCCACTCAAGCTAGAGTGCCTGTTTAAGCCATCCCGTTACAAAGTCTTATACGGTGGGCGAGGCGGGGCAAAGTCATGGGGGGTTGCTAGGGCTTTGCTGATTAAAGGCGCACAAGCCCCGTTAAGAGTGCTTTGCGCCCGTGAATTCCAAACATCTATCAAAGACTCAGTCCACAAGTTATTGTGTGACCAGATTGAGGCATTAGGATTACTTGGCTTTTACGAAATCACTCAGACAAGCATTAGGGGCAAGAATGGCACAGAGTTCAGCTTTGTGGGTCTAAAGAACAATGTGGCCAACGTCAAATCCTATGAGGGTGTTGATGTGTGTTGGGTTGAGGAAGCCCAGACAACCAGCCGTATGTCGTGGAACGTCCTGATTCCAACAATTCGTAAGGAAAAGTCTGAAATCTGGATCACGTTCAACCCTGAGTTGGAGACTGATGAGACTTACCAGCGGTTTGTGGCTAACCCGCCAGAGGATTGCATTGTTCAAAAGGTCAATTGGTCAGATAACCCTTGGTTTCCCGAAACGCTGAAACTTGAAAAGGATGCGCTTAAACACCGTGATCCACAGGCTTATAACGTGGTTTGGGAAGGTTTATGCCGACAAACAGTAGATGGCGCTATTTTTGCCAGAGAAATGCAATTGGCTGAGTTAGATGGGCGCATTACTAAAGTCAACTACGATGCCACAAAGCCCGTTCACGCCATTTTTGACCTTGGTTGGTCAGACGCTACGGCAATCTGGTTCTTACAGTTTGTGGGCATGGAAACCCGCTTAATTCGCTACATTGAGGGCAATCAGCAGACCATGAGCGACTACCTAGCCAAGATGCAGACCTTTGGGTATATGTACGACACCCTTTGGCTACCGCATGACGCTGAAAACAAGACATTGGCGGCAAACGGTAGAAGCATTGAGGAAATCGTAAGGGGTGCGGGTTACAAAACCAAGATAATCCCTAGAACGCCCATCATGGATTCAATCAATGCGGCTAGAACATTGTTTACAAATATGTGGTTTGACCGTGAAAACTGTCACGAAGGCTTGCAATGCCTACGGCATTACCGTTACGATGTTGACCCAGACACTAAGCAATTCAGCAAAACGCCTTTGCACGACAATTATTCACATGGCGCTGATGCGTTTAGGTATATTGGTCTGATGGTCAATGAGCCTAGACAAGCCAGAAAGCCTAGACCTACCGCAAATTATGGTAGCCAACACTCATGGATGAGTTAAAATGGCACAAAATCACTTAGGGCAACATCATGGCTGATGATTACGACTCACGAATTCAGGAAGCAATTGACTTCTTAAAGTTTGCAAACGATGCAGACACAATGAATCGTCAGGAAGCGCTTGAAGATTTGAAGTTTGGCGCTGGTGATCAATGGCCTGTAGAACTGCAAAACTCACGCAATCTTGAATCCCGCCCTGTCATCACGGTGAACAAGGTGGACAACTATTGCCGCCAAGTCTCAAACCAACAGCGCCAGCAACGCCCCCGCATCAAAGTTCATGCCACAAATACGCATGAGGACATGGTTGATGCACAGACGATTAGCGGCATCATTCGCCACATTGAAGTCAATTCCAATGCTGATCACGCCTATGACAATGCGTTTGAATACGCTGTTCGCATGGGTTGGGGCTATATGCGGGTCAGAACTGACTACATTTCAGAGGATTCCTTTGATCAGGAAATCTACATTGACCCTGTGGATAACCCATTCACGGTGTACTTTGACCCCAATTCAGTAGCGCCTGATGGCTCTGACGCTGACCGTTGCTTAATTACAACAATGATGCTGAAAGAGGAATTCCGCAAACTATACCCAGACGCTGATGATGGCGGCACAAGTTTTACACAACGCGGCACAGGCGACTCACAGTCTGAGTGGATCACCAAAGAGGATATTCGCCTTGCTGAGTATTACTACACCGTCAGAGAAAAGGCTACGCTTTATCTTTTGAGCGATGGTTCAGCTACTTTTGCTGATGACAAAGACTTTTTTAAACGCCTTGACGCTTACGGCATCACGGTAATTGACAAACGCGATTCATTCAAGAAAACAATCAAGTATTGCAAGATGACCGCGGTTGAAGTGCTTGAAGAACGTGATTGGGCGGGCAAATACATTCCGATTGTTCCCGTCTATGGCAGACACATTGTCATTGGTGACAAGCGCAAAAAGTTTGGCATGATTCGCTATGCCAAAGACCCACAACGTATGTATAACTTTTGGCAGACTTCTATCACAGAAGGCGTGGCACTAGCCCCTAAAGCCAAATGGTTGCTTGCTGAAGGTCAAGATGAAGGACATGAGAACGATTGGTCAAATGCCAACATCAAGTCATTCCCACTTCTGCGCTACAAACAGACTGACATTGACGGTCGCCCTGCACCCGCACCAGTTCGCCTACAACCAGAGCCGCCACAAGCGGGAATCATGGCCGCGGCTATGGGCGTGGATAACGACATTAAAGCAATCATGGGTGTGTTTGACCCTGCACAACTTGGTCAAGGCAACATTTCAGGCAAAGCATTAAATGGCCAGCAACAACAAGTTGACCTGACAAACTTTGACTATTACGACAACCTTACCCGTTCAATCAGTCACATTGGCAAAATTTGCTTAGATTTGATACCTAAGATTTACGACACAGAGCGTGTTATGCGAATCATTGGTGACGATGGCAAGCCAGAACTGTTGACCATTAACCAGCGTGACTCTGTTGGCCGCGTATTGAACGACATTTCTGTGGGTCAATATGATGTAGTCATGGAGACAGGGCCGGGCTACAACAGCAAACGTCAGGAAGCTGTGGACAATATGCTTCCATTGTTGTCAGCCGCACCAGAATTGATGCAAGTGGCTGGAGACTTGGTGTTTAGGAACATGGATTGGCCGGGCGCGGACATTATTGCTGACCGCCTTGCCGCCTCTAACCCAATGGCTCAGATTGACGATAAATCTAAAGTGCCGCCCCAAGTTCAAATGCAACTGGCTATGTCACAGAAGCAGATTCAGGAACTTACACAGGCGCTTCAGGCTAGAGATTTGTTGCTGAAAAACCGCATGGACGTTGAGCAATTACGCCAAGACTCAGAGACTAAGCGCACCCTGATGAAAGAGACAGGCAGGGCTAATGAGGCTGAATTGCGTGAACAAAGTGACCGCGCTGAAATGCAAATGCGTGTGGATGGCCAAGCAAATGATACGGTCATCAATTCGCAGACAAAATTAGAAATTGAGCGCATGAAAGCTGAAATAGCTATGTTGTTGGCCACAATGCACAAAGAAACACTACACAATGCAAGTGCGGAAACAACAGAACGGGCTATTTGATTTTATAAAGAATATGTGGTAAAAACCACTAAACCTTACCCGTGAGGCACATGGGGTTAAATCGTTGGGAAACGTATGTCCGAAAAAGAAGCAAGTCAAGTATTGACAAGCGAGAATGCGGCAGAATTTTATGCAAACAGATTAGGTTTAGCTGAATCTCCAGCGGAGACTGAGGCGGTTGAAGAAACCGAGCCAGTAGCCGAAGATGATCAGAGTGAGCCGAAAGAGGCAGAAAAGGAAGCAAACCAAGAGGGTGAGCGCAAGCAAAATCCTAAACTTGAAAAGCGGTTTTCAGAGATAACCAAGCAACGTGAGGAAGCGCGAAAAGAAGCGCAAACAGAGCGTCAAGCTAGGGTAGAACTAGAACAGCGTTTGGCGGCACTAGAACAGCAGAGACAGCCTCAACAGGCAGTTAATGTTGATCAAGAGCCACAACCGAGCCAGTTCAACGATGCGTTTGAGTATGCGAAGGCTCTAGCTGAGTATTCGACAGAAAAAGCGTTAGCTGAACGTGATAGGCAAATGGCACAGCAGAAAGAACAGGAAGCGCAACAAAAGATTATCCAATCTTGGGCGCAGAAGGTTCAGGAAGCGAAAGCCGAATTGCCCGATTTTGATGATTTGGTCGCATCTAGTGACGTAGTTGTAAACAACGCAGTCAGGGATGCAATTCTGGAGAGTGATGTTGGGCCTAAAATCCTGTATCACCTAGCTGAAAACAATGACCTAGCCAAAAAAATCGCCAGCTTGAGTCCAAATGCCGCGCTTAGAGAGATAGGTAAATTGGAAGCAAAGTTTGAGGTTAATCCTGAAACTAAGCCGACAGCCCCTGTTGTTAGAAGTAAAGCACCAACACCGATTCAACCGATTCGTGGTGGGCAAGGCAAGGCTGATGTACCGATTTCCGCTGATGGCGAATTTCATGGTTCATATCAGGCTTGGAAAGCCGCCAGAAAATCGGGGAAAATTCGGTAAACCTAATCTTTTTGGAGTTTAAAAATGGCTAATAATTTATTGACGATAAGCAAGATCACCAACGAAGCGTTGATGGTCTTGGAAAATGAGTTGACTTTCACAAGCGAAGTTGACCGCAACTATGATGACCAATTCGCGGTTGTCGGTGCAAAGATTGGTAACACAGTCAATGTCCGCAGACCCGGTCGTTTCATCGGTACTACTGGCCCCGCGCTGAACGTGGAAGATTTCAACGAGACTTCAGTTCCCGTTGTTTTGTCCACACAGTTCCACGTTGACACACAGTTCACAACACAAGACTTGGCTTTGTCCTTGGATATGTTTAGTGACCGCGTGTTGAAGCCAGCTATTGCCGCTATTGCCAACAAGATTGACCGTGACGGTATGCAAATGGCTACCCTGCAAACTGCCAACATCGTTGGTACTGCTGGAACACCGCCCACAGGCTTGATCACATATCTGACTGCTGGCGCTTACCTTGACTCTGAAGGCGCACCCCGTGATGGCCGCAGATCATGTATCGTTGAGCCTTTCACATCAGCAACCATTGTTGATAGCTTAAAGGGTTTGTTCGTTCCTAATGACCGTATTGGTTCACAGTACGAAAAAGGTCTAATGGGTCGTGACTCTGCTGGCATGAACTGGAAGATGGATCAGAACGTGGTAAGCCAAACTTTTGGCTCATTTGCGGGTACTGCTGTTGAGAACACAACCACAGGAACTGGTTTCTTGACTTCTGGTTGGGCATCATCTAGCACCATCACTTTGACCGCTACTGGTACGGTTTCCCTTAACGCTGGCGATGTATTCCAAATCGCTGGTGTTTTTGCGGTCAACCCCCAGAATCGTCAAGCCTACGGCACAAACAAACTGCGTAATTTCGTGGTTAAGCAAGCCGTTTCCGCTACTGATGGCACTATGTCTGTCGTGGTTAGCCCTGCTGTGATTACCGCTGGTCAATTCCAGAACGTGTCAATCCCAACAACTAGCTCAACAGCCGCCATCACGTTCTTTAACAAGACGGGTACTGTTTCCCCACAAAACATCATCATGCACCGCAATGCGTTTACGCTTGCAGTAGCCGATCTGGAATTGCCAGAAGGTGTGCATTTTGCTGGTCGTGCAAGCGATAAGGAAATTGGTTTGTCAATGCGTGTTGTGCGTCAGTACACCATTAACAATGACTCCATTCCCACACGTTTGGACGTTTTGTATGGTTGGGCGCCTTTGTACCCTGAACTCGCTTGCCGAGTTGCGGCCTAAAGGTCATGGGGGGCTTAACACCCCCCGTCATTAACTTAATTTAAGGAAATATCATGGCAAATCCCGGCCCATCAAGTACCACAACGATTCACCCAAGTAATTTGGCCTCTAACCAAGCAATTCGTCTTTTAGGCGTTGCAACTGGTGTGAGCGTCAACGCTACGGGTGATCAAGCGGTTATCGCAATCAACAATTCCACAAACTACTCTGTTAGCAACGTGGTTTTCACCAATGCTTCAATTTCATTGTCAACTGCCGCGGCTGGTCTGTTTACAGCCCCTAGCGCTGGTGGTACTGCAATTGTTGCCAATGCCGCCTTGTCAGCCTTGACAAGTTCAACTGTTGTGTCACAACGCACCGTTGCCGCTACTGGCATTCAATCAGGTCAAAACCTGTATTTGAATGTTGGTACAGCACAAGGCGCGGCCGCCACAATGGATGTCTATGTCTATGGCTACGACTTCAGCACATTCAGCTAAATACTGATGTGATGTAAGAAAGAGCCACTCTTAAAAGGGGTGGCTTTTTCTTTATTTGGCGTTACAATTTAATCATTCTCTAAAGGAATCATCATGGCTCTCCAAACGACAATTTTGCGTGGAAACATATCTAACGCATTCGTTATGGGTGTGACTTTTACAGCCACAACCGTTGCCACTTCTGGCGCATCTAAGACTGTTACCGTTGCTGGCCTCAAGGTTGGTGATGCAGTTCAAGTCACTCTACCCGCGGCTCAAACAACTGGCGTTGCTGTTGCAAATGCTTATGTTTCTGCGGCTGATACTTTGATTGTTCAGTTTATCAATGCAACAGGCTCTAGCGCTTCTGCCGCGGCTGGTGATTACACCGTTGTGGTTGATCGTCCTGAGTATTTGCCCCTTGATTCAAACGCTGTTTAATCATGTCTAATACTACGGTCTTACGTCCTGTAGGAGTTACAACCGCCATATCGGTGGGCGCGACTTCTACTGCCGCAACGCTGATTACTGCAAGCACCAACGATCAAGTTAACTACGCTTCTTTCATCAACACGGGTGCTACCTATGTTGCTGTCAGCCTTGGCGATGCTAACGTGGCCGCGGCTGTCTTGCCTGTAAGCGGTTCAACCACAGGGAACTTTGTGTTACCCGCCTCAATGACAGTTCCAATTGTCTTGGCAGTACCCGCAAGCCCTTATTACGTCCGCATGATTGGTTCAGCCTCTGGCCCATCAATCGTTTATGTGACCCCCGTAGGCGATCAAACCTAAAGGAAAAACCCATGTCAAGCGCTAATTCTGTTGCAAGCACATCATCTACAAATATTGTCCCTGTACAAGCTGAGTTCAATACGGCTGGCGTTTGCGTGGGTTTAGTTGGGCCGGGCGGGGCTTACTTCAGCCCCCCTTTAACTGGTTCAACCATTGATAACACCGTCATTGGCGGCACAACCCCTGCGGCTGTGACGGGAACAACTGTTCTTGCCTCAAGCGAAATTGGCTATAACGCTTCTGCTCAAGGAACTGTTACCCAAGCCACAAGTAAATCAACTGGCGTGACTTTGAATAAGTCTAGTGGTCAAATCACCATGAATGCCGCTTCATTGGCGGCTGGCACAACGGTTCTGTTTACTTTGACAAACAGCACTCTGTCTGCCAAAGACGTTTTGATTGTGAATGTGGGTAGTGGCGGCACATCAGGCGCTTACTGGCCTTATGTGGCCAACGTAGCCGCTGGAACTGCCGTAATTGGTGTTTACAACAATACTGCTAGTCCTTTGGCTGAAGCCATCGTGATCAATTACGCAATCATTCACGGTGCATAAACCATGACAAGCCCATCAAATTCAGACGTTCAGAATTTATTGCCTGTTCAGGCTTATTTTGCTGTTGATGGCACTTTTCAGACATTCATTGGTCAGGGTCAACCGTTTTACGCAACGATTAGCCCAAGCCAATCTGGTCTAAACATAACTAATAGCACCATCAATAGCACGACTATTGGGGCTACAACACCATCATCAGCGGCTTTCACGACTGCATCAGTCTCAACAGCCCCTGTAAGCGGAAATGATGTTGTTAACAAAACATATCTTGATTTTTATGCGGCTGGCATTTCTTGGAAACAACCAGTTCGTTGTGGAACAACCGCAAACATTACATTGTCTGGATTGCAAACAATTGATGGCGTGACTGTTGTTGCTGGCAATAGAGTTTTGGTTAAAAACCAAACTACCACATCACAAAACGGCATTTATTTGGCTTCTGCTACGGCATGGTCAAGAGCGCCTGACGCTGACACATGGAATGAATTGATTTCAGCTTTGGTGTTTGTTGAGTCTGGAAGCACTTTGGCAGGGTCTGCGTGGTATTGCACGATTCAGCCGGGCGGGACAATTGGCACAACCGCAATCACATGGTCAAACTTTTCTGTTGCCGCAACATATACCGCTGGCACAGGATTGACCCTTACTGACTACGTTTTTAGCATCACCAACACGGGTGTAACTGCCGCGGCTTACGGGTCAGCATCTAAGACCCTGACCGCAACTGTCAACGCACAAGGTCAATTGACTGTGTTAGCCGAAACTAACATTGCGATTGCAAACACTCAAGTCTCAGGCTTGGGAACAATGTCCACTCAAGACGCTTCAAACGTAGCGATTACGGGTGGCTCAATTAACGGTACAACAATTGGCGGCTCTACTGCCGCGGCTGTCACAGGGACAACCATCACAGCCAACACGCAGTTTACAGGCGCTGGAACGGGCTTAACGGGTACTGCAACGAGTTTATCCATTGGTGGCAATGCCGCCACAGCCACAAGCGCTACAACGGCTACAAACCTTGCTGGTGGTGCGGCTGGCTCTGTCCCTTACCAAAGCGCATCATCAACCACAGCGTTGTTGGCGGCTGGCTCAAACGGTCAAGTTTTGACTTTGGCAAGTGGCATTCCATCATGGGCAACACCCACAACAGGAACGGTGACTTCTGTCAGCGGTACGGGTACGGTATCTGGCATCAGCTTGTCGGGAACTGTAACAAGCACAGGCAATTTAACGCTTGGTGGAACGCTTGATTTGTCAGCGCCCCCTGCTATTGGTGGAACAACTGCCAACACGATTACAGGCACAACCATCACGGCAAACACAAAGTTTGTTGGTACTAATTTTGATGCGTCAGGATCAGGCGGTGGTGCTTTAAGAACTTCTAGTTCAGCCGCTGTTTTGCAATGGGGTGCTGGCGGTGGTGTTAACTTGACGCTTGATGGCGCATTTAACATGAATCCCGCCAACGCAACCATTCAGATTTCCCCAACAGGCACAGGAACTTTGACGGTCAACCCTGCAACTGCTGGAACAATGAACAACATGGCCATTGGTGGCTCAACCCCGTTAGCGGGTGCGTTTACCACTTTGTCAGCCACATCTACTGTTTCTGTAAATGGTTCTGTTGGTACTGATGGACAAGTTTTAACTTCCAAAGGTGTTGGTTCAGCCGCTATTTGGGCAACCCCTGCGGCTGGTATTACGATTGCTGACGATACTTCAACAAATGCCACACGTTATTTGTTGTTTACAAGTGCAACAACAGGCACAGTTTCAACGCAGAATGTAAGTTCTACCAAACTACAATTTAACCCAAGCACAGGCGCTTTTACCGCCAATCAGCTAATCATTGCACCGTAAAGGAAAATCATGGGACAGTTAACTTTTCAAGCGACATTAGGCGGTGCGGTCAATTTGGCTGGCCCTAATACTGCGTCCACAACAACTTTTACATTACCCTCTGCTGATGGCTCTAGCGGTCAACCTTTGGTAACTAATGGTAGCGGCACACTTTCTTTCTCTGCCGCACCAGCATTAGGTACGCCAGCATCAGGCATTCTTTCAGCTTGCACCGTTGATGGAACAAACCCTGTAGGTTTTTTAAATATTCCTTTTAACAGTCAAAGCGCGGCATATACGGCAGTATTGGCAGACTCAGGAAAAGTAATTTTTCACCCATCAACTGATGCAAACGCAAGAACTTTTACAATTCCCGCTAACAGTTCTGTTGCTTACCCAATTGGAACTGCCTTGACATTTATTAACATGACAAGCCAAGCGGTGACAATTGCGATTACAACTGACACAATGTATTTATCTTCTGCTGGCACAACAGGCTCACGCACTTTAGCCCAATATGGGTCAGCAACAGCAATCAAAATGACTTCAACAACTTGGTTAATTTCAGGGAGTGGTTTGACATGAGTGGCGCATTACAAGCTGTTTATCAAAATTTACGTTCTTTTGGTTCACCCCCGGGCCAGCAAGTTTATTTATCGTCTGGCACATATTCTTGGGTTGCCCCTGCTGGCGTAACTTCAGTTTCTGCGGTTGCACTTGGTGCTGGCGCACCGGGCGCAAATGGTCGTACATTTACAATTACTTGCCCCTGTTCTGGAGGTGTTTGTAGATACAGCGTAGGCGGTGGCGGTGGTGGCGGTGGTGCTTTAGCTTATGCAAACAACATTACAGTTAGCCCCGGCACTTCCTATACGGTTACTGTTCAGCCCGGCAATACATCAGGAATGCCAAGTTCATCTTTTGCTTGTTTTGTTGCGGCAAGTAGTGGTAGCCCCGGTGTGTGCGGTGGTCGAGGAACTGGCGGTAATGTAGGAATAGGCACGGGATATTCAGGTGGTATGGGTGGATTTGGTGCGGTAGCAAGTTCTTTTGCAACTTATCCATCACAATCTGGTGGTGGTGGCGGTGGTGCGGCTGGTTATTGCTCTATTGGCGGTAATGGTGGAACTTCTGGTCAAACTGACTCCACAGGTAATGGACAAACGAAAACAGGCGGCGCTGGCGGCGGTGGCGGTGGTGGATGTGGTAGCACCTACCGTGGCGGTGCTGGTGGTGGTGGATCAAATGTTTATGGCTCACTTTCACCATATTGCGATAGCGCTGGAACTGGTGGCGGTCTAATAACTGGCGGTGGTGGTGTTTATGGTGGCTCGAACGCTGGAAGCTCTAGTAACACGGGTGGATCAGCAGGGGCAATATATGGCGGTGGCGGTGGCGGTGGTAGTGTTCAGGGCGGTGTAAGCCCATCTTCAAAACCCGCTGGAACTGGTGGCGGTGGCGCAGTTCGTATTATTTGGCCCGGCACGACTCGCGCATATCCCTCAACTTGTACCAACGATGTTTAATTAAGAGTCACCATGAATCTTTATATTGAAACTGAAAACGGTGTACCCAAAAATCACCCTGCTACAGAAGATAATATTCTTCAAGCGTTTGATTGCATTCCAGAAAATTGGAAGCCATTTGTGCGAGTTGAACGTCCAGTTTTGGGTGAGTTTGAATTTTTTACACAAGATAAACCCACTTATGAAATAGTAAATGGGGTTTGGACTGACGTATGGCACAAGCGAGAAATGACTGCGGAAGAAAAAGCAACAAAAGATCAAGCGGCAAAACAAAATGAAATAAATGTTTATAAAACAGCTTGGGCAAAACTTCCGCAAAGAGACAATTTTTCTGCATGGGTTTTTAATGAAGAAACTGTCATGTATGAGCCGCCAATTCCCCGTCCAACAGACAGAGAAGTAATTTGGAGTGGTGCTAATAATGGTTGGGTTGACAAACCTCAAAAGCCTAATGATGGCAAAGAATATACACTTGATTTCTACACATCTTCTTGGGTAGAAATTACATAGGAATAAATCATGGTCAAAGCTGTCACTAAAAAGCCTAAAGTATGCAAAGCCGCTGAGTCAGTTTCACAAGTTGTTCAAAACACACAACTTCAAGTTGAATATCATTTTCCCTGTCCAATATATGTAATTGACCGCCCTGATTTTTTAGAAATGGTTAACCCTGTTTCTGAGGAATTGTTAGAAATACAACGTAAAGAACGTGATTTAAACGAAATTTACCCCTTGTACATGACAAGCAATTACTTTAATGATCCTAGGGTTTCGGGATTTTGCGAGTTTGTAGGCGGCACAGCATGGAACATTCTTAACGAACAGGGATATTCTTTGCAAGACAAAGCTGTTCAGTTTACAGAAATGTGGACACAAGAACACTACAAACATTCAGCAATGGACGCACACGTTCATGGACACGGTTCACAAGTTACAGGCTTTTATTTTCTTGAAACGCCAGAAAATTGTTCTAATGTTGTTTTCCATGATCCAAGGGCGGCAAAAGTTCAGATTGATTTGCCAGAACAAGATATGAGCAAAGCAACGCCAGCAAGCAAAATGATTTACTTTTCGCCCAAGCCCGGCATGATGATTTTTGCTAATTCATGGCTTGCACATTCATTTACACGCCATGCCGCTGAATTACCCATAAAGTTTGTTCATTTCAACCTGACAGTAATTGAACATCCTCAGCCCCCCTTGGTTTTTCCAACTGCTGAAGTAATATGAACAAGTATTCCATTAGATTTAACAAATCCCGTGGACAGGCTGGATGCGGCACAAGGGATCACGTTTGGCGTGTGTTTGAAAATGGCAAAGAATTTTTATTTAAAAATCTTGACATAGCTGTTCCCGTAAAAAGCGAAAAAGATAGCAATGGCACAGACTACAACATTACTTGTCAAGGCCAACTAATAATTGATAGAGACACATCAACCGCAATCATCAAATGAGATTTATTTGGAAAATATCAGAGTTAAAGGGTGATGCGAAAACCATTACTCAGGCTAAATATCACCTTGCTTTGATTGAAGATGATTTAAGAATTGAGACAGAAGGATATTGGGACTTTGACCCCAAAAAGGCAACAATCCCAACAGCCCAAGTGACTGAGGAAATGGTTGCAAATTGGATTGATGAAGGCACTACCCAAAACGGTGTAAGTAGCATAAAATCAAGGCTACTAGAGCAACTTGAAGCGGTCAAAAAACAGCAAGAAATTGCTTTGCCTTGGAAGCCGCCCACATTTAGATTAAGTTAAGGAATCACTATGGCTGTGCCTTATGACATTGTTAGCAGAGCGCTAAAAGACATTGGTGCATTGGAAGCTGGTGAAACCCCTAGTCCAGACGCGGCACTTGATGCGTTTGAAATGATGAATGACATGATTGACCAATGGTCAAATGAAAACATGATGGTTTTCAATGTCACAGAGATTATTTGCCCCGTGATACCGGGTCAAACTCAGTACACAATTGGCCCTAACCCCTCAACCCAAAACTTTATTGGTGCGTCTTTTACAGGCTCAATAACAGGAAATATCCTGACCGTGACCGCTATTGCTTCAGGTGCTATTGCCCAAGGGCAAACCCTAAGTGGAACGGGGATTACAGCGGGAACAAAAATTACTCAGTTTTTGACGGGTGCTGGTGGCAACATCAATGAAGAAGGCACTTACCAAGTCAACATCAATCAAAATGTTGCTTCTACAACCATTACGGGTTACTACCAAAAGCCTTTAAACATTGATTCAGCGTTTGTTAGGGTGAACACTACGGCTAATGGCCAGCCCATAACTGGTGGTGGTTTGGACTACCCAATGTCTGTTTTGGAATTGCATAGCTATCAAATGATTGGATTAAAGACGCTGAGTGGCCCGTGGCCAAAGGCGGTTTACTTTAACCCCGGTGCTGATACAGGCAACTTGTTTATCTGGCCAAGCCCATCACAAGGTGAACTGCACTTGTTTGCCAATACCCTGTTCAGTAGTTACAACTCAATGTATGAGGACATAGCGTTGCCACAAGGCTATTCAATGTGCCTTAGATGGTGTTTGGCAGAGCGTTTGATGCCTATGTATGGCAAAGCCTCACCAACGCAAATAGCAATGATTCAGACGTTTGCAGGGCAAGCTAAAGCTACCCTCAAGCGCACAAATATGAGTCCGCTTCAGACTGCACGTTACCCTGACGCTTTGTTGACGGGTAAAGCAAAGGATGCGGGTTGGATTCTTACTGGCGGCTTTATTTAAGGGGCTACCATGCCAGATTTTGGTTTTGTTGGTTCATCTTATGAAGCACCGAGTATCTATCAGGATGCTCAAGAGTGCATCAATTTTTATCCTGAAGTTGACCCTGTAAAGCAACAAGGTGAGCGTGGGGTGATTGCGCTTTACCCGACTCCGGGTCTGACTGTTAAAGCCATTTTCTTTAACCAACAGGAAGTTCGTGGGCTTCACACCGTTTCTGGCGGTGAGCAATTGATTGCTGTTTGTGGTTCTTACGTTTACGCTTTGACAGCCAATCTTGTTCCCTCAGTTATTGGCCAACTTAATTCCAGTTCTGGAATAGTAAGAATTACTGACAACGGCATCAATGTTTATATTGTGGACGGTGCTTACCGTTACACATGGTACATATCAAGCCCTGCGTCTGCGGTATTTTACGGCTCAACAAGTGGCACAACATTGACTGTAACGGGCGTTTCTAGTGGCACGATTGCTATTGGACAGTCTTTGTTTGGCATTGGCGTATTAGCGCAAACCGTCATTACTGCGCTTGGATCAGGAACTGGTGGGGCGGGAACATACACAATTAACAGAAGTCAAACTGTAGCGGCTGGAACAATGAATTCTGCCGCTGTTGGTGCTGTGGTGACTGCCACTATTGCGGGAACGGTAATGACTGTTTCTGCGGTCACATCAGGCGTTTTACACGTTGGTCAGACTATTAGTGGCGTTGGTGTAACCCTTGGCACAATCATTACAGCCTTGGGAACGGGTACAGGCGGGGTTGGAACTTACACATTAAGCGTGGCAAGCACCGTAGCCGTTGGCGTGACCATGTACGGTTTGAACTTTTCTGTTCTTCCATCTACTGATGGTGCGTTTAGCGGTGCAAACACGGTGGATATTATTGACAACTACTTTGTCTATAACAACCCAACAACGCAACAATTTGGCGCTAGTGACCTTTTGTCGCCTATTTCACCAACATTAAGTTTTTCGTTAAAAGATGGCGCACCAGACGATCTAGTGGCTTTGATTGTTGATCACCGAGAAATTTATTTGATGGGTGAAATTTCTTCAGAAGTATGGACAGACGTTGGAACTGTGCCGTTCCCGTTTCAAAGAATACCCGGCACATCTACCCAACACGGTATTGCCGCACCTTTTTCAATTTCTAGGCTTGGTAATTCATTTGCTTACGTTTCACGAAATAATCGTGGTCAATCCCAAATTATGCAAATGCAAGGGTACATTCCACAGCGCATTTCTACCCATGCTGTAGAAAATACGTTAGCCAATCAATACGTTGGCGATGCTATTTCTTGGACTTACCAGCTTGAAGGGCATGAGGTTTTCGTTGTCACTTTCCCATCACTTCAATTGACATGGGCTTTTGACGCAACCACTCAAATGTGGCACAAATGGCTTTACACAACAGATAAAAACGTATATCAGCGTCATCGTGGTAATTGCTGTGCTGTGTTTCAAGGTCTAGTTATTATTGGCGATTATGAAAACGGCAAACTGTACGAATTGGACAAAACCAATTACACAGACGATGGGCAGAATATCCGCAGATTGCGTAGAGCGCCACATTTGGTGACTGAGTTTCAAAGGCAATATTTTGATGAATTGCAGATTCAGTTTCAGCCGGGCGTGGGAACTACAGGGCTGTCAGGGCCAGTTCAAATTACTGAAACAAACACTATTTATTTAGGCAATACATATACAATTACTGCAAATGCTACTTTGACAATTGAGCCTGAAAAAACTTATGTTTTAGCGACTCAGGAAACTTTAATTCCTACAACCACAGACAACCCTCAAGCAATGCTTAGATGGTCAAATGATGGTGGTTCAACTTGGTCAAATGAGCATTGGACAAGCGTTGGTCAATTAGGCAAATATAAAAATCGTGCCATTTGGCGCAGATTGGGAACAGCACGGGACAGAATTTTTGAAGTCTCAGTAACTGATCCCGTGAATTTTGTCATTATTTCGGCAAATCTTAAAGTACAAGGGGCAGAAAACTAATGGCTACTTCTGGACTTTCAAGCACACAGCAGATTAACCCATATCCACAATCACCGTTTTTGGATGGGGCGACTAATCGTCCATCACGGTCGTGGCAACAGTTTTTTCTTAATTTGTTGAACTTCAGTTCTGCTACGACTGCAACGGCAGGGTCTGCAACGCTTCCAGCTAACCCCGTTGGGTTTATCAATGTCACAGTAAATGGTCAGGCTTATAAAGTGCCTTACTACAATGTTTGAGAGAGCCTAAATTATGGACAACCTAATAAATTCACTTGTTGGCAATTTTGTCGCTAACGCTGGTAATGCCAATATGGGTAGTGTTACTGATTACCAAGGCAAGACTTATGACCGTGATCAGCTTTTAAATTTGTCAAAACAAGTGGCAGGGTCAATTGACGCAAACGCTATTAAAGGCGGTGTGTTTAATACTAAAGGCGAAAGTATTGGTTTTAACTACGATGAAGCTACAAAGTTGTTAGGACACCCCCCAACTGCGGCTGAACAAGTTATTTTGGATATGTCGCGCCATCTTTTAAATGAAGGCGTAACAGATTTAAACCAAGCTGATGCGTCAACCACAAACAGGCGTTTTGGTTCTACTTTTACTGGCGGTGGCGGCACAATCTATGAACTTAAAAAGGATGCTGATGGCAAGCCTATTATTTCATCATGGAGTAAAGACACAAGCGACAAGAAAACCATTCTGACTGGCTTGGCAATTGCGGCCGCGGCTTTTGGAATTCCCGGTGTAACTGAGGGCTTGCTTAGTGGCGCACCCGCTGGTGCAACATTAGCAACTGTTGGCTCAGATTTAGCGGCTTTAAGCGGTGTTGGTTCAACTACAGCGTTGACAGCCGCAGAATCTGCCGCTTTATATGGTGGTGGATCAGGATTAACTGCGGGTAGTAGTCTTAGCGGCTTAAACGCTGGCAGTAGTCTTAGCGGTGTAACTGGAGGCTCTTTAGGCACTACAAATGCTTTGCTTGGGGATGCGGCATTAGGCGCAACTGCGGCAGGGGCTTCTACAATTCCTACTGGTTCAACATTAGCTAGTTTAGGTGCGGCTGGTGCGGGTGGTTCATTATTAAATGCTGGTGCGGGCGCGGCCGCTGGTTCAGCTTTAGGAACTACTTTAGGTCAAGGTTTAGCTTTAAATGCCGCTGGTACATTGCTTGGTACTGCCGCCAATCAATCAGGAATCAGCAATGCAAGGGATGCAATTACTCAAGGAAGTGCAACAGCTAATACAGCGCTTAATAAAGCATACACAGATGCTCAAGGTTTAAATGTAGCGGGACGCACAGATTTAGCTAACAATTACAGTAATTTAAACACCAATTTAAATAACACTATAAACGCACAAGCTGGCGCTTATGACTTGGCAAATCAAGGAATTAAAGCAAATGCCGCAACACAATTAGGTTTGTTGAGTAGCACATATCAAGGTCAAAAAGACCAAGCCGCGGCAAATGCAAGTGCTTTAAACACTAACTACGGTAACGCCCGTGGTGACTTGTACGACATTTATAACAAGCAAGTTGCAATTCAGCAACCTTATCAAAATGTTGGTAAAGCTGGTTCTGAAGGTTTAATTAACAATCAAGACTATTTAACTCGACAGTTTAATGCGGCTGACCTAAATTCTAATTTAGCGCCTAACTACGCATTTCAATTGTCTCAAGGTCAAATGGCCAACCAACGTGCCGCTAACATGGGCGGTGGTAGTTTAGGCGGTAATGCTTTAAGAGGCTTACAAGACTACACGCAAAATTATGCCTCTGGTGCATATCAAAATGCGTTTAATAACTTCAATACACAGCGCCAAAACATTTACAGCACATTGGCTGGAATGGCCAACATTGGCACAACTTCAGGCGGTCAATTGGCAAGTCTTGGCAATACATTGGGTGGCAATTTAGGCTCATTGTCTAATACTCTTGGAGGCAATCTTACAAGCAACACAGGCAACCTATTGAATGCTGGTACTGCTTACGGCACTAATACATCAGGCGTTACAAACAATTTGAACAATGTTTTGTCATCTAACCTTGGTCAAATGCAAAGTGCTTATAACCAATATGGCAGTAACTTGTTAGGTGGTTCAACAAATTATGCAAATAATTTAACGACAAACACGGGTGCTGGCATGAATGCCGCTAATGTGTATGGTTTAAATACTGCAAACCTTGCTACTGGAACTGCCGCGGCATTGGCGGGTAACGCTACAGCAACGGGTGCAAACAATGCAACTGCTTTAAGTAATCTTGGTAATACTGCTTTGCTTGGTTCTATGCTTAAAGCAACATAAGGATAAATCATGGCTGACTTTCAAATGAACGTAAATTACGCTAAACCCCAACAGACGAGTCTTGGGGATATGGTAAACATGGCTTCTGGAATTCAGAATTTCCAACAAGCACAGCAATTAAATCCTTTGGCTTTAGAAAAAGCGCAAATTGAAAACCAAGTTTTAAAGCAAAAAAACGATGAGCGTTTAAAACTTCAAGAGTTTACAAGCAACCCTGCAAACTGGCAGACCAATGGTCGCATTGACATGGATAAGATTAACGCGGCTATTCCAAAGATTGCCCCGTTGACAGGTTCTGATGTGATCAGTTCATTGAGTGGATTGCACAAAAGTCAAACTGAAGCGGCTAGTGCCAAACAAGCATTGACACAAACTGAACGAAACATTATTGGTAATGTTGATCATTCACTTGGTTTGATGGGCGTTAACGATCCAAAGCAAATCATTAAAGCATATCAAGGATTGATTCAAAACAATCCTGATAACCCATCGTTGGAACGCATGATCAATTCAAGGATTGACTTGCTTAACAAAGCACAGCCCGGCCCTGCTATTACAAAAGACTTGATGGCTGAATCTGCATCGTTGTTGTCTATTCCACAGCAACGTCAAGAGTTTGCGCCTAAAGTTGGTTTAACCAATACTGGTGGCCAATTGCAAGAAACAATTACTACGCCAATGAGTCCTACAGGACAAGCGCCTAACATTCAAATGACGGGACGGGGACAGCCGTTGACGATGACCCCCGGCTCACAGTTTGTCCCAACTGGCAGAACTGACCAAAACAACAACCCAACGGCTATCCAATATGGGCCAAATGGACAGATATTGGGTGAAATTACTATTCCCGCTGGTGTATCGCCAAACATGATGCAAGGCGCACAACAACCGGGCGCAATGCCGCCACAAGGCGCAATGCCACAGCAGGGTGGTGGTATGCCACAACAACAAGTTGGCGCACCCCAAGCCCCTGCAATGCCCTCTAATGCGCCTGTGAGGATGCGCCCCGGTGAGAACGCAGATACTTTGCGTGATGCTCAAGCTATTCGTACACGGGCAATGGCTTCTGCCGCTAATGTGCCTAACCAACAATTTAACAGCAACCAAATTATCAAAATTGCTGATGATGTGATTTCTGGTAAAGGTGCTGGCGCTATTGCCAATTTGACGGGTGGTTATGCCGCTTTGCCTTTTGGTGGTGACAACGCAACCAACTTGCAACAACTTGGTCATTACATGGCGCTTCAGACCGCTGAATTGTCAAAATCTTCTGGTTTAAGTGGAACTGATGCGGCTAACCAAATTGCGGGTCAGATTGCTGGAACAACCGATTGGACAGCGCCAGCTATCAAACAGACCGCCCGTGTTAATCGTGCTTTGTCAACTGCAACAAGTTTGTTTAACCAAGGTGTTGAAAACGAATTTGCTAAGACAAAAGACCCATTTGCCGCAAGAGACTTCCAAAATAAATGGGGTCAAATTGCTGACGTAAATGCCATTCGTCTTTATGATGCAATGAGAAACAACGACAAAGAAGGCATGAAAGAAGTTGTCAATGCCGTTGGTGGCCCTGATTCTATTGGCTACAAAAATCTGCTGACTAAAATCAAGTTTATGAGTACGCTTGTTAAGGGGCAATAATGGCTGTTGTTGATGATTTTGATTTAGATTCGGTCAGCAATGCGGTTAATTCTGCGTTTGGCCGTAAATCTGCGCCCCCCGCAAAGACTCAATCTTCCCGTGAGCAAGAGGCTTTAAGGGTATTGCAAGCCGAATATGAGAGAGAAAGCAAACTTGCCGCGGGTGGTAATGCCGCTTCTGCCCGTAATTTAGAGGCACTTCAGCGAGAAATGAAGTTAAAAGGCGGTGCGCCTACAACCGCACAAACTCCAAGTGATGACTTCAGCATTGATGCAATTGGCGCGGCAGTTCAAGATGCTTTTAAAACCGCTAAAACTGACAAGCCAGTAGCAAGAAACAAGACTGATCAAGCAATTATCAATCTGCAAAAATCGCGTGAAATGTATGGGCAAATGGGGCGTGACTTTGGCGCTAGTGCGGCATCGTTGGCTGACACTACCATTGGTGGCATTTTGCCTATGGCTGGTCAAGTGGTTCAAGCCGCTTCCCGCCCGTTTACTACCCCTGAAAAAGCACAACAATATGGTCAAGCTGTATCAGGCGCATTAGAAAAACCGTTTGGTAAGACTTTTGGGGTTACGCAAAGCCCTGCTTATCAAGGTGAGGCTTCACAAAGATTGATGAATTTTATTGGTGAAAATGTCAATAAAGGCGCAGAGTGGATTGCCCAAAAAACAGGCTTACCACTTCCTGATGTGCAAAACATGATGGGAACGGCAACAATTGCCGCACCAGCGTTACTGGCTAAACCTTTGGCTACGGTAGCTAAACCTTTGGTTAAAGGCGCGGAAACAGTTAGTCAATGGGGCAATGAGATTCGCGCTGGCGCACCTAGTCAGCTTGAGCAACAATTTCAAGCCAGAGGCGGTAAGCAAAGCGCTGGCGCGGCCGCTACTGAAGTCAAGACACAACTTGATGCCGCTATTGCCCAAGCAAAACCAGAGTTAGCCGCTGATCTAAAACTGTTAAACCCTGCTGAAACAAACATTGAAGCAATCAATCGTTTGGTTGATGCAGATTCTTTAGATGTGCCAGTACGTTTGACCCGTGGTCAGGCTTCTCAAAATCCATCACTTATTTCCCGTGAGAGAAATGAAAGAGGATTTAAAGAGCAATTTGTTGACCGTTTTAATGAACAAAACAAAGCGCTAAAAGAAAACGTGACGTTGGTCAAAGAACGTGCCGCGCCTGATGTTTTTGCGCCTGATTATGTATCCAATGCCCAAGGTGCAATTGAGCAAGTGCGTGAAAAAATTGACGCATTTAAAGCTGAAAAACAACAAGCATATAAAGACCTTGCAGACTTTGGTGCGGGTAAATTAGAAGTTGACAGCAAGACATTTGCACAAAATGCAATGAATGCGTTGACTAAGAATGAGGATATTGATTTCTTGCCGCCTACGATCAAAACTAAAGTTGATCAGTACATTGCAGGGAAACCA